CCATCACCAATGTTTCCTAATCTCTCAGTATATGCTTGATAAGGAGCAGTTCCCCAAGCTTCGGTTTTTAATTTTGGCGACTTAAATTTACTCTTTTCATCGGCAAGTAATGAATCAACTGCATAAAAATTATATCCTCTATATGTTTCCCAAAAGAAAAATCCACCACTTCCCTTAATCTCTTGCTCGGTTTTATTAGTATTTTCTGACCCAGAACTTTGAAAACTTGCTTGTGGAGAAACACTCTTGATTGCTAATGATGTAAAGAAATCAAATGGTCTTTTTAGACCAGGGAGCATTTTGACTTCAAATAAAGAGTTTTCTCCAAATAGTTCTTTACTACTTTTTAGATCGGTTTTAATAGAATTGCCAATAATTGAGTAAGGATTGCCAGTTGTACCAACACTAACCTGAGCAGTTTCATTAGTAATCGCTTCTTCAGAAATTAATCCAAGAGTATATACTTGCTTTTTTTGTTCTGCAAAACGATTTCCTACTTGCCAGATTTTCATATTGTAAACAAATGGTTCATCACTTATCGTAGTAAGAACTTTTACTTGCACCATCTCACCACCTTTGATGGGGAGAGTATTAATCAAACCAGCACTATCAACTATTTGAGCAGTAGCATTCAAAAAGGGTGATGTAATTGATTCAGAATAACTAAATTTAGCAACCAATTTTTTCGCCTCAACTTTTTCTCCAACATGTGGAGTTATCACAAAGCTCTCTAAACTAAAATCGGTTGAAGAAGTAAATTCCATTATGCTACTAATGTTCTAATACGTGTATTTGTAAATAGATCTCCGCCCATATCTGCATTACTAGGACCAAAATCAACTTGATTTGCTACAGACCTTGATCCATCTCCAGAACTTGCGCTATAGTTATTAATGATAGTGGTTCCTCCTGTGTTTGCAGCAGCTGATAAAGCTGTTTCGGCAGATGCCAATTGTATATCTGTGCCAGCATTAGGATTAGATGACTGTAGTTGAAAATTTTGGGAAGAGTTACCACTAGGAGATGCCCAACCCATGCCATCAAATTTTCTTACTTGACCATCTTTGATAACCAAATCGCCTGTCTTATATTTTACATTGGGATCATATTTTGGTATCTGTCCTGCTCCTGCCTGAATACGTTCAAAGTTAGCAACAGAATCTGCCCATGACATATGTGCTTTGTTTCCAGAAGAATACTGATCCATATATGTAGAATCAGCAGTTCCACCTAATCTATTTGCTGCTTTCTGACCTTGTGGTAAACCTCTCCATGTAGGAGCGAGTTTAGCAGCAAACTGAGAAGCGGACATATTTCCAGATAAGAAATCATCCAATCCATGCTGCTCTTGCATCATCTTGATTGTTATATCATCCTGAACTTCTGGAGTGAAAACTGTATCTGCATTATATCCAAATCTTTTTGCTCTTTCTAAGATAAATTCAGGCATATGCTGATATCTACCAATAGCACCCTGAGCGTTATTTGCTAACCAACCAATAGTCTTTTCTGTTGCTTTACCAGGAGTTCCTCCACGAGCAGTGTTGAAAACATCATAACTTCCATTTGATTCTACAGATGCAATCACATCAAGAACACCTTTAGCACCACCTCTGTTACTAACTGGAGGTGGTGGTGTCAGTGGAGATCTTGATCCAGTTCCTCCACTATCTGAGTTAACATTTCCACTATTATTACGTCCTTTAAAGGGATTGAAGAAATCAAAGACTTTCATATATTCTGGTCTCTTGTTAGCAAATAACATGAGTCCTTCTGCTTGAATCTCTGCAACCTCTTTCCTTCTCTTCTTCTGTGCATCAATAAATGCATTACCAAACATCTGGAATGTTTTCTTACCCTCAGCTCCTTGTAGTGGGAAAACACCTTCTGTTTGTCCAGTTTCACCAACTAAACCCATCGTGGGTCTTGTAATAATACCACCCTTTGCAAATGGGGTTACACCCATATCTCTTGCTAGCAAGAAACCATCAATACCCAAACTAGCACCAGCACCAACACCAGTGGCACCCATGACACCAGAAGCAATTTCAAGACCAGCACCTAAGAAGTCTCCTTCTAATGCACGTTGAACACCAAAAGCAATACCAGCAAGACCAGCAATTACTGGAATCTTTTTCAAGATAGATTTACCAATTCCTTTGCCAACAGTTTTACTGGCAAGTTTCGCTGTCGCTGTGCTAGTTACACTTTCAGACAGAACTTTACCAGCATTAGGAAATTGATCTGCAACAATTTTTGCCACCTCAGGTTTTTTATAACCCTCAGATAAAAGGCGTGATGTCAACTTTGCAGCGTTTGCACCATCATCAGCACCAGCGGCAATATTAGAAAGTCTTCTAATTCCGTCAACTTCCTCTGATCCTGCAAGTAATTTTAACAATGCGGGATTTGATTTTTTGGTAATTTTGTTAACAACAGCTGGACTAACACCTGCTTTAATTGCTTTGCCAGCAGCAGCAGATGCAGTAACTGCCTCTTTGCCTACTTTTGCTCCAACTGCTAATTGTTTAACAATGGGAGCAGCTCTTTTAGTTCCAAACAATAAATCAGATGCATTTTCTGCCATTTTAGGCATCATATTATATGCTTTCAGAGGATTCTTAGCACCCATCCGAGCTAATGTAAGAGCTCCAGAACGAGTACCTTTAGCAATTGCCTGAAATCCTGCTCTATTTGCGCTTACACCTCTTCTCGCTGCAGTTTTAAGGAAGTCGCCCATATCTTTGCGACTACCACCACCAGTACCACCAGCAGGAGGAAGTCTTCTGCTGATAGGTATTGGTGTTTGATTACCTGAAAGGTCTCTTCCTTTTTCTAATTCTGATTCTTCTAATGCTGCTTTATCTTTTCTTGCTAGTTTCTCAAAAAAGTTTTGCTGGTCTCGTGCAACTGCTGTCTGCTCTTTGGTAGCAGCAAGCAAATTCATACTTACAAAAGTAAGTCTATCAATCGCTTGTACAATTTCTTGACTATCATTTACAGGAGTAGCAGTAACATCAACAATTTGGTCTCCAACATAACCTTCAGGTTTTAGTTTTCTTCCACCAAAACCCATATTGACAATAGCACCACCTCTAACACTAGGAGTTGTTGCTACCGAACCAGGTAAAGCTTTAGGATTTCTTCCTACTAATTTACTAAAAGATCCTCCTGTGAGCATCTTCTGCGCTCCCATAGGAAGTCTGGGAGCAGATTTTCCTGCTGCTAATGCTGCTTGTTCTTTAACTTCTACATCTACCTTCGCGGCAACCATGTCCGCGACTTGTTCCTTTTTTTCGCGACCATCCAGATAACTTTTAACAGCTTTGACAATATCACCTAGAATATTGCTCTCGCCTCTAGTATCTTGGTATGATAAGTATCCGTGTGCCATTAGCGTTGCTTAGCTGCTTGTTCTTGTTGCTTCTTAAGATTATCCAAGTGTTGCATTAAGAGAGTAGTGTATACCTGTCTCTCCCAAGGCATCATATTTTCAATCTCCGTCAAGCTATATTTATGATGCTGCATCAAAGCAAAGTTAGTTTTATAGTACCCTTCCAAAGTATTATGGAAGAGTGCTATCCGAAAAAATTGGATAACCCCTGAATGATAAATTCCGAAGGTTCTCCTGTATTAGGATTCATGACCGTAAACTTATGTTCTAGTCTAGGAGTTCCCTCAAAGAATTTCTGAATTTTCTCAAATTGACTATTTGTAAGACTTTCTAAGAATTGAACGAACTCTTTCTTTGATGTCGTAGAATTGTCATATACATCATCACCTTCGTAAATTTGATCTACGCATCCAGCGATAATATCAATAATACCATCAGCAGTAGGTGATTTACCCATTATTGATCCACTGATAAATTCAGTCCATGCAGGATATTTCATAATAACACCAAAATTCTCTGCTAATTCAATTTTGGGACTATGACCTTCTGGTTTGATAACTGCAACTTCAGACAAATTCAAATTATATCTAACTTGTGTTTTATCGTCATCTTTACAGGTAACTTGCATTTCAACAACCTCACCAACTGAGACTGCACGAATCTGAAGGAAAATATACTCTAAATCAAAAATTGGCAATTCTTCAATTTTGATACGAGATTGAATACAACTCTTCAATAGTTGCTTTACTGCTTTTTCAATCTCTTTTTCGTCCTCTGACTCTAATGCCAGTAATAGTAGTTTTTCTTCTTTTACGACAAATGGACGATATTTGATTTTTTTGCCATTAGAAGGAATTTCCAACTCATACGTTGGAAGCACAACTTGTGGTAATGCCATAATGTTTAGACCAGTTCATATGTATATTTAGCGCGACTTTTAGAACCAAAAATTAGCGGAAAAAATTTTCCCACTTTTATGAAATTGAAAAAGTCAATTTGCTGGTGGTACAGGTGGTGGTGGAGTCAATGGTGGCCAGGTGTATAAGTTTCCATCTGGACCAGTCTTCACTAAATTTTGTTTACCTTTTCCAGGACCATCATCACGTAGTACGGTTTTAATCTCACCTTTACTCATGTTAGGAACGCTTCTAATATCTCTTTGATAAATCTGATGTCTCTCATATTTAAAGTTAACAGTCAATCTAGTAATCTGAGATGCACCAAACTGAAGAGGAACAGCGTCAATAGAGTATGGCCATGCATTCTCTAAAACATAAGTGATTGGTTTTCTTTGTGCTCCATCTTCTGGTCCAGGTTCTGTCTTCGTGATTCTCATGGTTGTAGCATAACCACTACGATAAGATAGTCTAGTTGCTCTATTAGAAGGAGACAACTTATCACCAGAATTCTTGATAGGATCTTGGAAAATACGACTATACCAATTATTGAAAAACTTCAACAAAGATAAATTTGCATCCAACATAAACGATAACTGAATCTCAGTGAATATTCTAGTGTGTGGATAATCTACAGAACCAATACCAGTTAAAACACCATTCTGAGTTCCCGTAGCACTGTTTACGTTCGGAAGTTGTGCTTCATCACACATGAACAACAATGCTTCATTCAATTGTGCTCTTTCAGCGTAAGCTCCATTGCTATCAAAGTAATCAACTTCCACAATAAAGTTATTAGAAGTGGATACACCTCCATATTTGCTTATATGCCCAAGAAATGAGGATATACTGCTAGGGTTTCTTTCTGCCACGCTAAATAGCTATGTTGGAACAACTATATTTATGGCGTACTCTGGGTAT